GTGGGATGGCGTGGAATGAAGGCTGTAGGGGCGTTATGATGGAATGGTGATGGAATGGTGATGGAAGGGACCCATTGCAGGACTGGCGGGGAACGGATGCACCGAAAAGCGGGGTGCGGGGTGGCGCGAAAAAAATATGCACAAAATTTTTGGGTAGTTTTTGGTCGGCGGCTGGAAATGAAAAGGCCGACCTGGGATTAGGCCGGCCCGAAGGGGTAGGGGTGAGTTTGAAATGTGGTTGTGATTGTTGTGACTTCAAGGTGCTTGTTGATTTTATTGCTAAGTGTGTGTATTCTTTTAACAAGGTTCAGAACTTTCGAGGGTCGAGTATGCCAAACATTCGGGCGCGGTTGCCGGAGAACAAGAAGGACTTCAGGGTTCGCCTGAATGGTCTTGGCTTGTGGCGTCGCGTGATTGAGAGGCGGAAGCAGTTGGAGAAGACGGGGATTTCCGCGGGCGATTGTTGGGTTAGGTTGATGGACGAATTTTCTCCTGGCCGGTGCATGTCGATGAAGGGCGCGGCGGTCAAGGTCAAGGTTCCTGCGAAGGCGACTGCTCCGACTCCGGTTGTTCTTGATGAGAACGGCAATGTTGTGAAGCGTGGTCGTGGTCGGCCGCGGAAGATTTCTAATGCCTCCACTCCTGTTGCGCCGCCGTCACTGATGTTTCCCATGTCGATTGACGATGATGGGAACGCAGTGGCGGTGGATGTTTCGCCGGTGGTTGAAGCTGTGGACGCGATCGATGACGATGACGATGACGATGACGCGGGCGACAACGACGAATACGATACTGACGCGGTTTATATCGACGGGAAGAAGGTTGGCCGCGACGTGTTGGCGAACGGAATGCCGTTGGTCGATGCGAAGACATGGGACGGCCGGCCTGGGGTGACGTTCGAAGAGTCCGTGCTCTGGGCCGACTCGATGCGGGCTATCAAGAATGTGAAGCCGAAGGATTGTCCGAGTGCGGTCGCCTACGAAAAACTGTGGAGTGCGCAGAACTCGACCGAGGGCGCCAGATACTTGGACAGCTTGATAGCGAAGATCACGGCGAAGCGGAAGAGCACCGACGACGACGACGCGGCGGACATCACGGCATACACGGCGCGACTCCTTGAAATGGTCGAATCGGCGAAGTCCGAAACGAGGGCCGCGTCATGAGTGCACCGTTCGAGCTGATCTTCCACGACACGAACGGCATGCCGGAGGGCCGAGGATTCAGCAGGGCGTGCGAGCACTATTCGATTGTTCCGAAAGACTACGAGAGCAACTTGCGGTTTCGGGAGAAGGTGTACCGGGAAGGGTTTTGCGATCCTGGCTTTGCACGGGCGCAGAAAGAGATTTGCCGGAAAGATCCGCTGTACTGGCTGAACACTTATGCATGGACCTATGACCCACGGTTGACGGTTAAGAAGATTCCGTTCATCACGTTCGATGTCCAGGACGAGCTTATCTATGAGCTGTGTCGGGCGCTTGGGTATTATGACATGCTGATCGAGAAGAGCCGCGACGAGGGCGCGAGCTGGCTTTGCCTGGCAACGATTGCGCACCAGTTCCACTTTGAGAGGGGCCAACAATTTTCGATTACGAGCCGCGTCGCCGACCTGGTTGACAAGCGCGGCGATCCCGACTGCCTGTTTTGGAAGCTTGAGTACTTCCTGAAGAACGAACCGAGATGGATGCGTCCTGGCTGGACTCACACCGAAATGAATCTTATCAACCATGATCGGGAAAACACGATCAAGGGCGAGTCGGCTACGGGCAACGTCGGCCGCGGCGGAAGAAACCGGGCGATGTTTATGGACGAGTTCTCAGCGTTCAACCGCGACGACGGTTACAAGGTCTTGGCGTCGAGCGCAGACAACACCCGATGCCGGATATTCAACGGAACGCCGCAGGGAACCGGGAACGCATTTTATGACGTGCGCGAAAACCCGACCTGCAAGAGGTTCCGAATTCACTGGTCCGAAGATCCGAGAAAGAACGCTGGCCTTTATCTGGTTGACAGCAAGACCGGGATCGTCAACTTCTTCGACAAGACACCTGAAGGGCGCCCGATTGCGCCGTTGACGTATCCGAAAGATTACCACTTCGTTGCTGACGAGAAGGGCGACGGCAAGGTCCGGAGTCTGTGGTACGATATCGAGTGCAAGCGGCGCATTCACAAGATGCTGATCGCGCAGGAACTCGACATCGATTACCTTTCGTCAAGCTTCCAGTTTTTCGATTCGTCCCACATATCACTGCTCAAGCAGACCACGGCGACGTATCCAACACATGTCGGCCGAATCGTTTTCGATCCTGAAACGTTCGAGTTCACCCGGTGGGAAGAGAATCCCGGCGGCAACATCAAGCTGTGGATTCCACTGGACGACGACGGGCGCCCATCATATGCAATCCGTGCGGTGGTTGGCGGCGACATTTCGGCCGGCAGCGGCGCGAGCAACAGTTGCTTGAACGGTGTCGAAATATCTACCGGCGAAAAGATCATGGAGATCAGCGATCCGAACATTCGCCCCGAACCATTCGGAAACCTGGCGACCGCCGTCGGCTACTGGATGAACGAATCGCATCTGATCTGGGAAGCGAACGGACCCGGCCGGCAGTTCGGCGCGCGCGTCGTCGAGAACGGATACACAAATATCTTCTACCGGAAGAACGAAGACTCGATCAAGCACAAGACGAGCGACTTCCCCGGCTGGTCGAGCACTCAGGACAAGAAGTATCAGTTGATTTCCGAGTACCGCGACGCCTTGCACGAAGCCGACTTCACCAACTTCAGCGAAGCGGCGTTGAATGAATGCCTTCAGTACATCCAAGAGCCGGGGCCGTCAGTTATCCACCAGGCGCAAAAGGATTCGATTGATCCGACCGGCGCCAGATCCGGCCATGGCGACCTTGTTATTGCCGACGCCTTGGCATGGCGCGGCGTTCGGGAACTGCGCGGCGGGAGTCGCAAGCAGGACAAAGAAGCCGACGTTACCGACCCAGACGAATACGCCTCTGCCAGTTCCGTTGGTGGCCGGATTCGCGATTCTCGAAAGAAAAAGGATTCTGACGGATGGTAAGCAAAGAACAAATTCAGCGGTTGTCTGATGCGATGGACACTAGCTATCGCGACCTTGAGCCGTTCCGGCGGCACAGCCTCGACGCGATTCAGCAGTATTGCGGAAGGCACTACGGTAAGAACTCCGAGGACATCGCCCGCGTCCCGGTTAACTTCATTCAGTTTGCCGTTGCCACATATGTTCAGAAGATCGCCGCGAACATTCCGAAGTGGATCGTTCGTACCGATCATTTCGAACTGGCAGAGACGAGCGACCGCCTGCAAATGGCACTGAACCATGTCGCCAGAGAGATCGGCATTCAAGAAGCGCTTGAAGGCGCAGCGATGAACGCGATGTTCAATATCGGCATTGTAGAGATCAGCTCTGAATCGGTTGACCGCGGCATGCTCGCCGACGCGACACAGCCGTATGTCGAGTTGATCGACCTGAACGATTTCGTTTTCGACACGTCGGCAAAGCGTTTCCAGTTCTGCCAGTTCATGGGCCACAAGATCCGGATCGACCGGGAAGTGTTCGAAGGCTGCGGCCTCTACAAGAACACGGACAAGGTTGGCAACGTCACCGACAACGGCGGCTCGGGCGGCGACGAATACAGCCCGTCTGACATGGTCCATGATGCCGGATGGGACACCTACCGCGACCAGGTTGAACTTTGGAAGATGTTCCTTCCGTTTGAAAATGTCATTGTGACCCTTGCTGTCGGCGACGAAAACACTGTCGTTCGTGAGCAGAAGTGGACCGGCGGAGAACTCGGACCGTATCGCTTCTTGTCGTTCCATAGCGTCCCCGGCAACATCATGCCGATCGCCCCGACTGCTCTATGGATGGACCTACACGTCATGGCGAACGAACTGTTCAGAAAGATGAGGGACCAGGCCGAACGTCAGAAGACGGTCACCTCATATACCGCCAGTGCCAAGGATGACATGCGACGGATCAGGGATGCCGGCGACGGCGAGACGATCCTGACAAACCAGCCCGACGGCGTTCGGGAGCATTCCTTTGGCGGCGTCGATCAAGGCACGGCCGCGACGTTCATGATGACGAAAGAGTTGATGAACGTCTTTACCGGCAATGTCGATTCGCTTGCCGGCCTCGGAGCCCAGAGCGACACCGCAAGCCAGGATGCGATGATAGGCCAGGCCGCGGGAAGCCGGGTCGAAGAGATGCATCAGAAGTATCTCGGATTCTGCGGCAAGGTTGGCGAAGCCGTTGCCGACGAACTATGGAATGACCCATTGGTTGACATCCCGTTGACGAAGCAGGTTCCGAACTTCGGCATTCGCATCCCGACCCGCTTCAGCGCCGACACTCTCGAAGGCGACTTCCTCGACTACAATTTCTCAGTAGACCCGTATTCGACAACGCATCAGTCGCCGGCGCAACGACTGAATACGATCATCATGCTCCTTGAAAGAATCATTGCGCCCATGCTCCCCTTCTTCCAGCAGCAGGGCGGGCAGGTAAACATGCAGGCGCTCATAGCCATCGCGGCGAAGTACTCCGGCACCGAAGAGCTCGAAAACATCGTGAACTTTGGCGACCTGGACCAGGGCGGAGACAATAGCCCGACCATGCCACCGACCGGTGCCAGTCACACAACCCGCGAATATGTACGACGGAACGTACCGACCGGCGGGACCCAGCAATTCAGGGACAGCCAAATCGCTCAGGCATTCCTTGGGCAGAAAACGCAGCCTAAAGAGGCTGGGGCAATGATGAGGCAAAGGGCATGATAATGGACAAGGTAATGGAGAAGTTGATTACGGTCGTAGACGGGCCGCTTGGGCTGATTGCAATCATTCTGATTTTCTTTATCGCGAAGAGATTGTTCAGCTTGGAAGAGTGGGTTCGCAACCATCTTTCGGACACGCTTTCAAGGAACACCGAAGCTATCCAGAAGATGATTGACCATTGCGGAGGCAAGAAGTAATGCCGACATATGTCTACCAACGGGCCGACAACGATGAAGTTCTTGAGGTCGTGATGACCAGCGAAGAGTTGGCAAGCCGCCAGTTCAATGGATCGCATGGCCAATACATCGAGCTTGAAGATGGAGCTCTTGCCAAACGGATTTACACGCCGATAGGCGGACACATGCCGGCGAACTGGCCGATTGTTTCTTCGGCGGCCGGCGTCGGCGTCAGCCAGATCCGCGAGGCGATGGCGACCGACAGGAAGGCCGGAGTTCCGACCGAGTACACCCCCGACGGTGATGTCATTTTCACATCCGCACCGCATCGAAACAAATGGCTGAAGGCGCACAACATGTTTGATCGCCTGGCCTACATGTAGACCCACCCCAAGCAGCGAGGAAAGACATGGACGCAGAGAAAGAAGAGAGAGACGAAATCCTGAGCGAAGCTCTTGACGGAACCGACCCCAAAGACGAGCCGGCCAAGGACAGCAAGAATCCGTATGACTGGTTCTCGTCGAGCAAAGACGACAACGATGATGACGATGAAGTTGACGGCGACGAAGAAACTTCCGCCGAAGACGATAGCGATGCTGACGATGATTCCAGCAAAGCAGCAGCGAAGCCAGAATCGAGGCAGGCCGACGTGGGCCTTGTCGCACGTGCGATTCAGGCGGGGCTGAAACCGGACCGGATTGCCGGCATGAGCGCCGACGTTCTCGAAAGTGCCGTCGAGGTACTGGAAGAGGCGATGGGCTCCAAATCCAAGGCCGAAGAGAAAGAGAAGGAAACTGAAAAGTTCAAGCTCAAACTCAACGCCGAAGAGTATGACGAAGAGGTGATCGGGCAGCTCAATGAGATGAACGATTACTACCATGAACAGCACAAGGCCATGTTGGCCGAAATCAAGGAGCTGAAGAAGGCTCGCGAAGAGGACTCCGAAAGGGTTCAGCGCGAGAGCAACAGTCGCTTTATCTCTTGGGTTGACAACCGGTTTGTCGAGATGGCAGAGGCCGACAGCGCCTATGCTGAGATCTTCGGCAAGTCGAAGGTTGACGACATGAAAGAGAACTCGACCGAGTTCAAAAAGCGCGTTGCAGTGATTCAGGAAATCGGCCGGCAACGTCGGGCGCATCCTGAGTATTCCGATGTCAAGCTTCTCGACGTGGCGATTAGGGTCGCCTTGTCCGATGACGTTTCGAAAATCGCAGAAGGGAAGATTCGTAGCAAGGTCAAGAACCACAAGGAAGACAGGGTGTCTGTTCGTTCTACGGGGAAAGAGCGGATCACTGGGAAAACTCCTGAGCCGATATCCAAAGGCGTGAAGAGCGCCGAGGGATACGTCAAGCGGTTCCTGAAGAAGCATGGAATTTCCTAACTGCTTCAATAAGGTAAAAACAAGATGTTGACAGTAGCCCAAATGGACGACCTGGTTCAAGGCACTCTTGAACATATGGACCGTCCCAATTTTCAGATGATTGCGACGGATCTGACCGACTATGTGGTCATGTCCGACATGTTCCACAAGGACGTCGTCAGAATCAGCGACGGCAAATCCGTGAAGGACCAAGTGATGGTCAGTCACCGCGATTCCGCTCGCGATACCGGCCTCTATGACGAAGACCAATTCGTCACGGAAGACAACCTGAAGGACGTGAAAACCGAATGGCGTTTCACGACTGACAACTACATCTACGATCACAACGAAATCGCCATCAACGGCGGTGCGTCGCAGATCGTTCCGATGTTGCAGAAGAA